GAGTCAGAAAAAATAAAGTTTGGTAGATTTCATTTGTTAAATGTATCTGAGTGGCCTCAAGAAACTTTTGCTCAACGTGAATTGTATCGTAAGGTACAAACAGCAATCAACTTGCAGTCACAGAATACTATCTTGATGTCGCAAGCAATGGACAGACCAGCTGCTATGGATGGTGTTATTTACTTTCAGCGCAGTGCATTGACAGATAAGATAGGGCTAAAGGTTGATCCACGCATGACTACTGATGGTGTGGAAATGGTAAGGTTTGAGTCTGGTGCTATGACTTTACCATATAGTCTTTTAAGCTGGAGTGTTGCAGCTACAAGTAGATTACCCCTGGCAATGGTAGACCCTGCCCGACGCTATAGAATACAGGGCGTACTAGGTATGCTTGCTTTCTCATATTTTTCATTGCATTTGCAAAAACCTGATTGGTGGTTTGAAACAAAAGATAAGCCAGAGTTATTTCAGAGGGTTGTTGAGCGTAGCGGAGCGCTAGGTGTTTATTCAGATATATACTATATGGCTTTGCAAAATTTGATAGCGCATGGTGTAGTTGATAAAGATAATCCATATTTACAAGGTAAATATAATGCTAGTAAGTTTGATGCAGCTACAGAGCCTTTGGGCGCATCATTTGGGCAGATGTCAGAACTTACAAAAGAAATTTATAATTTGATGACAGGTGATGGTGACTTTGCAAAAATAGGAAAACAGTTACCATTTCAGGGAACACCTATCATTGGTGGTACATCTAGTTTACTTTATGGTTGGGTAACTGGTGTTGAGCAAGATTCACAAGCGCTGATTGAGGCAGAGCAAGATATAGGTACAGCATTTAGAAGATAGATAGACTTTAGTTTTATTTTTTTGTAGGGTAACGACATGACTATTAGTTTGGCAGATAATACACCGAGAATATCGTACACTGTAGCCCAGGGGGTAACGCAGACTAGCTTTACTGTGCCTTTTGAGTTCTTTGATAATGGCGATTTAAAGGTTTCTGTTGATGGTACTCTTAAAACAATTACTACCGATTATACTGTATCCGGTGGTGATGGTAGCACTGGCACCATTACTATGTCTGTCACTGGTGCTAGTGGCGGTTCTACTGTTGTTATCACTCGTGACATACCTCTTGCTAGGACTACTGACTTTCCTACATCAGGTGCTTTTGCAGTTGCGACACTCAATCGTGAACTTGACCGCTTTACTGCTATGCAAGCTGATAGAGCAGATGACAACGACAGATCAATCAAACTAAAAGACCAAGATGCTACATCAAGCCTAGAGTTACCACTAAAAGCAGACCGCGCTGGTAGATTACTAGGATTTAATGCAACTAATGGTAATGCAGAAGCAGGTCCACTAATTACAGATGTAGGTTCTCTGACCGCTATTACTACTGATATTGCGACTCTTGCAGACATTGAAGATGGGACTGATGCAACAGATGCAATACAAACTGTTGCTGGAGTGGCAAGTAATGTTACTACAGTTGCAGGTATCTCTGGTAATGTTACTACTGTTGCGGGTATATCATCTAATGTAACTACTGTAGCTGGTAATAATTCAAATGTAACAACTGTTGCTGGGCAAACAACAAACATGCAGAACATTACAGATAATTTATCTGCTGTTCAAAATGCATCTACTAACGCTACAAATGCTGCAACAAGTGCTACAGCAGCCGCAACTAGTGCTACCAATGCCGCTACCTCAGAAACTAACGCAAGTACTTCAGAAACTAATGCTGCTACATCAGCTACAAATGCCGCTACATCTGCCACAAATGCTGGCACATCAGAAACAAATGCCGCAACATCAGCCACAGCTGCAGCAACAAGTGCCACAGCCGCTTCTGCTTCACAGGTAGCCGCCGCCGCTTCTGCCGCTTCTGCTGCTAGTTCTTATGATACTTTTGATGATCGGTATCTTGGTAGCAAAACTAGCAATCCAACGGTAGACAACGATGGTGATGCGCTTGTTGAGGGTGCTTTATTCTTCAACTCTACAGCTAATGAAATGCGTGTATATGATGGTGCTAACTGGATTGCGGCTTCATCTGCTGGTACTGCGTCATTACTTAACTATCATTACACAGCTACGGCAGGACAAACTACGTTTTCTGGTGCTGACGAAAACTCTGCTACACTTTCCTATACAGTAGATAATCTGATTGTTACGTTGAATGGTGTTGTCCTGGAGGATGGCACTGACTACACAGCCACTAACGGCACAAGTGTCGTGCTTGCATCGGGCGCTGCGCTCAATGATGAAGTAAACATTGTTGCGTTTAAATCTTTTACCACTGCTGATATGGTGTCTGCTACCAATGGTGGCACATTCCAAAATAATATTACGATCAATGGCGACCTGACTGTTGACACGGATACGCTGTTCGTTGACAGCACGAATAATCGGGTTGGAATCGGTACGACTTCGCCTAGTAGGGCACTTGCAACAAAAAGTTCAAGTGTCACTATTGCTAATTTTGAAAGCACATCTGGCACTGCTGGCTTGATTAGCTTTAGTGATTCAAACACAACTGATGATGTGCATGTGAGGGCTGGTGCAGTAGGGGATAACCTTGTTCTACAGGCGGGTGGGTCAGAACGTATGCGCATCGACAGCAGTGGCAATGTTGGGATTGGGACGAGTTCGCCAACTGGCACTCCAACAACAACACTTCATATCAATGGAACCACTAACGCAGGTATTCACATAACAGATAGTGCGTCGGGCGCAACTGATAGTGATGGCGTTTATTTCTCAATGGATAACCCAAATCTGTATATCCAAAATAAAGAAGCTGGTTTTACGGCTTTTGAAACATCAGGCACAGAACGCATGCGTATTCTGTCAGACGGGGACGTGCTTATAGGCAAATCATCTAGTTCATTTGCAACAGACGGCATTGAGGCGAGTGCTGCTCTTGATGCAAATGGTTGGGCATTATGGGCTACGGGTTCTCCATCTTCCACTGGTGGGGTTACAGCCTTTAATCGCACTGGTAGTGATGGTGTAATTTCTGGTTTCTACAAAGACGGCACAAGTGTCGGGTCGATTGGGGCGTTTGGTGGCGATATTCAAATTGGAACAGGTGATAACAACCTCTTCTTTAATGATGGCGCAACGTCAATGGAGCCAAGAAACTCAGATGGCACAAGGCGTGACAATGCCATTGATATGGGTCATTCAAGTGCAAGATTTGATGACATCTTCGCCACCAACGGAACAATCCAAACATCAGACCAAAACGAAAAGCAACAAATCGCAAGTTTGACAGACGCAGAAATTACAGCCGCCAAAGCTATCTCTAAACTCTTTAAAACATTTAAATGGAATGACAGCGTAGAGGCTAAAGGCGATGCCGCCAGAACTCACGCAGGAGTGATTGCACAGGACGTTCAATCTTGTATAACTGATGCGGGGCTTGATGCTGGCGATTATGCCTTCTTTATTTCAGCAACTTGGTGGGAACACGATGTTGAAGTGCCAGCAGTTGAAGCTGTTGAGGCGCAGGATGCGGTCTTGGATGATGATGGCAACATTGTGACTGAGGCTGTTGAAGCAGTAGAAGCGCAGGACGCATACACCCGCACAGACATCTATGAGACAGCCGATGAAGCACCAGAGGGCGCAACACAGCACACACGATTGGGTATCCGATATGCAGAGTTATTGGCTTTCATAGGTGCGGCGACAGAGCAACGCCTGACACATCTTGAAACACTAGAAGCTAGAATCGTAGCACTGGAGAACGCATAATGACAAGTAGAGCAAGAGAATTAGCACAAGTTCCTAGTGTTCCATCAGGGCGGCGTAACCTTATTATCAATGGTGCTATGCAGGTGGCACAACGCTCGACCTCAGTTACAGGCATAGGTGCATCGTCAGGTTATTTTACTGTCGATAGATTTAAGATAGATGTTGGCAGCACTGCGGGACGTTTAACAATGACCCAGACATCAGATGGCCCATCTGGTTTTGCTAACTGTATTAAGCTTGATTGTACCACTGCCGACACTTCTGTTGCGGCGGGTGAGTTTCTTGTCCTTGCTACAAGATTTGAGGGGCAAGATTTACAAAGATTTATGAAGGGAACAAGTGATGCTAAAGAGTATACAGTTTCTTTTTATGTTAAGGGCAATGCGTCAGCAACTTATGTTTGCGAATTAGCAGACAGGGATAATTCGAGAGGAGTGTCTAAAACATTTGCTGTTACGACTGGATGGACAAGAGTAGAAATAACTTTTCCAGCAGATACAACAGGTGCATTTGATGATGATAATGCTAACAGCCTTGATTTACAAATTTGGTTACATGCTGGTTCAACTTATAACAGCGGAACCTTACAACAAACGTGGGCGGCATTTACCAGTGCAAATAGAGCCGTAGGTGGTTCTAGTTTTTTTGATAGTACAGACAGAACATTTTTCATCACAGGCGTTCAACTCGAAGTTGGTTCTGTAGCTACTGAATTTGAGCATCGCAGTTTTGGTGAAGAGTTGGCTTTGTGTCAGAGGTATTTATTTCGTATTGACCGTATTAGTGGTGTAAACACAGCGGCACATAATGGAGCGTGGTATAGTAGTGATTCGTTTTATGGCGTTATACATTTTCCTGTAAAAATGCGAGGTCAACCTACTTTTACTTCTGGTTCTGTCACCAATGGTTATATTGTTTACGGAGCAGGGGCTGGTTATTATCCTGATTCTGTAGGAGGTGTTCAGGCTTACGGTCTTGATGCTACGGCTATTTATTATAGTGATGATTTAAGTGGTACTGCTGGTCAAGCTGGTTGGGTTCAACTTCAAGAAAATAGTGCATTTCTACAATTTGATGCGGAGTTATAAAATGAGTGAAATGAATATTACTTCTGCTCAATATGCAACAGACCTTATGGGCAATAATAATGGGATAAAAATAATCGCTGATGGAACAGTATATTTTGTGCCTTTAGCTGCTGGCAACCGCTACTACGACGAAATTATGCGCCAAGTAAACGCTGGCACATTAACCATACAGGATGCTGACTAATGGCAAAACCAACCGTTACAGAAATCAAAACTCAAATTGACACTCACGAAGCAATATGTGCTGAGAGGTGGCAAGAAACCATTAATCGGATTAAGCGACTTGAATTAGTAATTATTAGCTCTGGTGGAGCTACAATATTATTATTAGTTAATATAGCTTTCGGTAGTTAAAATGGTTGAGCCAGTTACCACAGTGCTAACTGGTCTTGCACTTGCCAGGCAAGGAATTGATTTTCTTAAAACTAATATGGATAGTTTGAATGATGCGTCTGAGTTATCAGCGCAGATTGCTAATATATTTAAAGGTCAAGACGAATTTAATAAAGCTAGATATGACCCTGCAGAAGCAAAGAAGATGGGTATTAAAGATATTGCTTCTGAGATGATTGAGTTTAAATTACAGCAAGAACAAATGTATGATTTGAAAAGGCTAGTCAATCATAGGTTTGGTTCGGGGTTCTGGGAATCTATCGTTGCTGAACGTGCAAAACGTATTGAAGAACATAAAGAACTAATTAAAGAACAAGAGAGAAAAAAGCGACAAGAACGCCAACAGCTTATTGATACAATGCAAACAGTTGGTATTGTAATCGCTATAGTACTAGCATTAGTCGGATTGATTATGTTGTTTTTTATTTTAACTAAGGAGGATGGTTTTGCTAAATCAGATACTCGGCCCAGTCAGCACATTGGCATCACAGTGGATGAGCAATCGCGCAGAGAAAGCACAGGCAAAACAAAAGCTAGCCGTAGCTAAGATTGAAGCGCAAGCTAAGCGTGTAGAGCAAGATGGTGCTTGGGAGATTGAACAAGCCAGGGCTAGTCAGGATTCGTGGAAAGACGAACTCTGGACAATTTTTTTTGTTGCTTTGCTATCAGCATGCTTCTATCCACCAGCCCAGCCATATATAGAGGATGGTTTTAGATTTTTACGAGAGGATTTACCTGAGTGGTTGTCATGGTCAATCATGGCTTCTATTGCTGCCAGCTTTGGTTTGAAATCAATAGGTAGAATTAAGGGATAGTTATGAAAATATCAGAGCATTTTTCTTTGGCTGAGTTTACCAAATCTCAGACTGCCATCAGAAAAGGCATAGATAATACACCTTCTGATGTGCATATAAATAATCTTACATTAGTTGCAGAGAATATTCTTGAGCCTGTGCGTAAACATTTTGATCGACCAGTAATTGTAACGAGTGGTTATAGGTCGGTGCCATTGTGCGCTGCCATTGGTAGTTCTAAATTTAGCCAGCATGCGTTAGGTCAGGCAGTAGACTTTGAGGTTATTGGTGTAGATAACTTTGATACAGCAAATTATATTTTTGATAACTTGCCGTTTGACCAGCTAATACTAGAGTATTATGAGCCTGGTATACCAGATAGTGGATGGATACATTGTAGTTATACTACAGTAAATTCGCGGCGCACTGCCCTTATGTATGATGGGAAAGAGTACCGCGATTTTACCGAAGCATCTGTTATGAGTGCTTAGTCAGCATCAGGTATCTGATACATAACTTCACACGCTTTTATTAGTTTTGCATAATTTTCATCAGTTAAATAA